CTTCTCATCTTGTAAGGTGTACAATATTATTACACTTAAATCAATTATACAAGTATTATCTATAATAAAAGATATAATTAGTATAAATGATATAAAGTATTATATATTAATCCGTCGGCAATAATGCCACATTAATAATAAATGGGAGTAAATAATAGTATGGACGCAATAATTAAAGCTATCGAGGATTATATACAAGTAGTTACAAGTCGTAAATGTAATGCGTTAGATGATGCTTTGGAAAGACTCGTATCTCTAGAGAGTGATTTAGATGGTATCATTACGGATGCAAGAGAAGTAATTGAGGGGCGTATATAATAAGCCTATAATATATACTATCTATGAGAAAGCCTCCGTTATTAGGGGGCTTTTTTTATTTATGTATTACCTTTTAAAATAAAACTATAATTTAATATAAATGCATATATGTATTCAACCTAATTGCACCCCTACGAGGGAACTTCAACGGGGTGGGGGTCATTAATAAAACCCTCACACACATTCTAATATATATTTTTGTATTTTACAACTAAAATCGTAGAATATCCTCAAATTTTTTGGATTTGTAAATTTAGAATCAGTAAATAATTTTTTTTAACTTTTCTTTTATTAAGATTATCTTTGTTTTCTTTTGACTTCTATAGATACTTAGTCTTCTATAGATATTAGTTATCTATAGATATATATATATATATATAAGAGAGAGATAAATTTGGAGAATATAATTTAAAGGTTATATATTATCGCATGGATTTTTTGGAAATAAAAAGCATAAAGCATTATTTGTTCGATAATGAAGAAGAGTTTAGGGCATTAGATAACCAAATGCCCCTTAGACATTATTGGAGGGATGGAGCTGAAGGCGAATGGGTTAAAACTGATGATGATTATATATGTCAAATCCTCCGAAAAATAAAAATCGGCAAAAAAGACTGTGTACGAACAGTGTGTGGAACATTTGACATAAACAATAAGTATCTGATGAAAGGCGAAGATGGAATCGCTGAAAATATTTACTCATTTTCGGGGAAGAAAGTTGATGGATTCTCTGATAAGCCCACAAAAGGGCAATTTCTTTTTGCACAATACGTTGCGCAGGGCGTTGACGTAATAGATGCCTACAAGAAAGCGTATCCAAAAGCCAAAAGTGAACTTGGGATACAACACCAAGTCAATAAACTTCTAAAAGTGGAGCATGTAAAGAAGATGATTAAGGATGAGATACAAAAATGTTTGAACGAGGAGGGAGTAACAGCCGAATGGATTATTGGTCGTTATAAAACCATTGCTGATTTGGCTGAACGGGACTCTGATAAGCTTCGTTCACTCGAATCACTCACAAAGATTGCTGGAATGTTTGAAACAAACGACACAAAGACAGAGCAATTAACTGTTTTCGCTGGATTTACACCTGAACAATTGGAGGAAGTGAAAAATGGGAAAAGTACTCCCCTCGTACACGCAACAAGAGAAGACTCCGAAGAGTGAACTTGATTTATGTCCAATGTGCAAGGAATCATTGTACTTAGATGAAGACTATAGTCAAAGAATTGGGGTATTGGACGAAGATGACTATTGTTGTGGTTGGATGTGCCCCCATTGTGATGGAATCTTTGATAATGAGGACAAATTAACTGGAATTAATGGTATGGATGAAATGGGAGAGGCTTAAATTAGATGAGTGATTTATATGATTATGTATTAAAGCATATTGGTGAACGCTATGGTCGGTCTGAAGACTTCTTAGAAGGAGTTATGAATAGAATCGCATGGCACGAATCAAGAAGTGTGGTAGATTGTAAACAAATAGGCGGAGGACCAGGTAGAGGATTATTCCAATTTGAGGTCGGTAAGCAACAAGGTGGTGAAACTGCAATGCGTAGGCTTTCAAGGTGGCTTGAGAAAAATGAAGTAGAGTTGCCAAGTTGGGCGAATATAGGTGATAATGGGGTAGATGCCTCTGAATTAACTGAACATGCACAAAAAATGATGTTTTTGGGCAATGTGAGATATCATCCCAAGGCAAGCTTTAAAGGATTAAGTATAGACAATTTACCTGACTGGTGGGCTGATTATCACTGGGCAGGGGACGATTCGCACCGTGAGGGACATATCAAGTCATTCATACATAGCATGGAACATTACAAGTCATAAAGGACTAACTGAATGGGAACGAGGATTTAATAATCATAATATTTGCAATTATATTCGGATTCATCTTTGATGATATTGATGATAATTATAATCCTTGCCCAAAATATTGCGGTACAATGCACGAACATATAATTGAGGAGAAATACAATGACTAAAGGAGCACATAGAGCAATTGATAGTAAGATATCAAGAAATAATTTAAACCCAAAGAATATTAAGAATCAGGTAAACTCTGAAACTATTGATATGTATGGGTTACTTGAAGATTACATGTTTAATCAAGGGACTGCTATTTTCAATGCACAAACCAAAGGAGGCGATAATCGCTTCTATAAGCGTAATTTCTCGATGCCAAGTACATATGGACTTGACGATAACGAGCCATATAGCACAAAAGACCAAATTATGCAATTACTTTCAAATTCAATAAGACAATCCCCTGATGATACTACATCTACAAAAGAGATTAAAGATTTATATAAATTGCATAAAACACCTATGCCTAAATATAAGAAAGGTGGTAAAGTCGGGAAAACACTAGACGATTTTCTTAAGTATGAAAAAGAAAGAAAAAGACAGGTATCTGAAGAAGATAAGGCGAAATATGAAGCTATGAATCTAGGTGAGTGGATGAAGCATGTTGGAATGCCTGAAGATGAAAGCATTTTCTCTGACTATAAAGGTATGTACCAAGAAGAAGGAGAGCGTTGGGAAAAGAGGAACTATGAAAGAATACATGGTTATGATGATGATGACTATATATATGAAGGGGAGGAAGAATTTACTGACAAAGAATTAGATTCATTTTTTAGGAACTTTGCGGGTGGTGTACTCGGAGATAAAGTATACCCAGGTGAAGGAGTTATGTTGGAGAAATATCTGAGTGGTCATAATCCTAATCCTGGAGGAGTTGGGAGTGTACAAAAAAGTTTTCAAATACAAGAACTTCCAGAGATGCTAAAACTCCCAAGAGGTTACCGAAAACCAAAATAATAAATGGCTAACTTAAACCTACACGGAGACGTATCAAAGAATGAGGAAATCCTCCATCTGGCGTATAATGACCTCATCGTTTTTGGTAAAATGTTCTCCCCTCAAGACTTCCTTGCTTCAGCAACGCCAGATTTTCATAACGAAGTAGGGAAGCTCCTTATTGATAAGAAAGAACAACAACTTGGATTAGTATTACCACGAGACCACGCAAAGTCTACGCTTGCTGCCACTGCGGTCATGCATCGACTATTATTCGCAACAAAAGAAGAACCTGAGTTCATTGCGTGGATTGGAGAGGCTCAAGACCAAGCCGTTGATAATATTGGCTGGATTATGAATCATGTGTATTCGAACCCTGCCATCCATTATTACTTTGGCGACCTTCAAGGTGATAAGTGGACAAAGAATGAATTTACACTTTCTAATGGCTGTAGGATGATTGGTAAGGGTACATCGCAAAGATTGCGTGGTAAAAAACAAAATTCAACACGATATACGGGAATGATACTTGATGACTTCGAATCAGAGTTAAATACTAAAACTCCCGAAGCAAGGCAACAAATTAAGAATTGGGTGACTGCTGCGGTTTATCCAGCGATTGATTTTGATAAGAATGGATTTTTATGGTGTAATGGTACGATTGTCCATTATGACTCATTCTTGAACAACCTTGTCCGTGATAGCAACGAAGCCAAGCAAAATGGCGAAGATTTCTCTTGGAAGATAGTTACATATAAAGCATTACTTGATGATGGAACACCGCTCTGGCCGAGTCGCTGGCCAGTAAAGAAGATTGAAGAACGTAAGCAATTTTATATAGATTCTGGTACTCCAAGTAAATTTTATCAAGAATATATGAATCAGGCTAAATCACCTGAAGACCAAATTTTTACTGAAGGAGATATCACTGATGGGTTATATAAAGGACATTGTAGATTTGATGAAGAAGCTCAAAGCTGGTATATTCAATTTGACGATAAGAGTCGTGAATTTGTCAATATCTACATTGGTGTTGACCCTGCTTCGACACTTGGGGCTCGTAACGACTATAGCGTTATTATGGTTATTGGCGTTACTGCTAAGTTTGATTACTACGTTATCGAGTATTGGAGAAAAAGAGTCTTACCGATGGACTGCGCAGATGAGATATTTAAAACTGTTGAACGATATTCCCCCGTCAAAAGAGTAAACATTGAAACGATTGCATATCAGGAAATGC